CTGTCCCAGATGTTAGAAATCGTGGATTTGATGGTGTTCATGATGCTTGAAATCTTGCTGGAAATAGAATCCCAAACAGAAGAAACCACGCTTTTGATGCTGTTCAGAATGGGACTCAAAAAGCCATAAATCGCATTCCAGACCGAAGTTATCACGGACTGAATCGCACCAAGTACTGTGTCAATGGCAGTTTTGATTCCATTCCATATAGTTTCAAAAGTGGTCTTAATGCCCTCCAGAATTGGCGTCAGAAATGAAACAATTGCATTCCAGATGGCAGAAATTTTCTCCGAAATCCAGTCCATCACATTGCTGATGATAATGTGAATTGCCTGAAATATCGTTTCAAACAGGTACTTGAATGCATCCAGCAATGGCTTGATGGTCTCGTAAATACCATTCCAGACAGTCATAATGGTGTTGTAAATGGTCTGGAAAACTGTGGAAACAACCGTATAGATGGCATTAAAAATATTGCTGAAAAAGGTGTAGATTCCAGTCCAGATGTTGACGAAAAAGTCTCGGATTCCGGTAATGATTCCGGTAAAAAATGTGGAAATACTCGTCCAGGTATTCACAAAGAAGTCCTTGATAGAAGTCCAGACCTCATTCCAACTTGTACCGAACCAGCCAAGCACCACATCGGCAATGCCTTTCAAGGTGTTCAGAATATTGGAAAATGTGTTTACTATAAAATCCCAAATGGAAGTAAATATGCCTTTAATGCCGTCCCACAGCTGACTCCAGTTGCCGGTAAACAAGCCGATAAATACATCCAGCAGTCCCAGAATGATGCCGGAAATTTCAGAGAAAATATTTGCAATGTTCTGAAATACGCCCTCAAACACAGGTGCAAGCAGATTACATAACGCATCCCATGCCGATTTCAGCATATCGGTGAAGCTTTCAAAGTTGAATCCAAGCGCATTGATGCGGTCGGTGATGCCTTGCGTCAGACCGGAAAATGTACTCTTGATCTGCTCCCAGATACCAAGAATGTTATTTTTGAAATTCTCATTCGTTTTCCACAGATGCATGAAAGCCGCCACAAGAGCTGCAATTGCTGCAACCACGGCAAGAATTGTTCCGAGAGAAACGCCCAATGCACCAGTCACTGCGGTAATGCCGCCTTTGACCGCTCCAATCGCGGCAGGCGCTTTTGATACAAGAGACAGAATACTGCCGACTCCTGAAATCGTTTTACCCAATACAATGAGCATAGGTCCTAGAGCTGCCGCTACCAGAGCAATTTTTACAATGGTTTCTTTTGTCTGTGGGTCTAACTGATTCAGCTTATCCACCAATCCTTGAATATGGGAAACAATGGAACGAATGGCAGGCATCAGGATATCTGAAAAAGAAATCGCCAATTCTTCCAGCTGAGATTTCAGAATGGTCAGCTGTCCGGCAAGGTTGTCCTGCATGGTTTCTGCCATGGAAAGGGACGTGCCGTCACAGTCAGAAATTGCACCGGATAGCTTTTCAATATCTGCTGGTGCGGCATTCATCAGTGCAAGGAATCCGGACATGGCGTTTTTGCCCACAAGAGCCTGTGCAGCAGATGCCTGTTCTGATTCGGAAAGTCCAGAAAAAGCTATACGGCAATCAGCAAGAATATCGGAAAGTTCACGCATACTGCCGTCTGCATTGGTGGTCTGAATTTCCACTTCACCAATGGATTCGCCGCAAAACTTCACATCGCCTGCAAGGGCAGTCATAATAGAGCGCAATGATGTTCCTGCTTGTGTAGACTTGATTCCGGCGTTTGCCATTAAACCGATAGCCTCTGCTGTATCCTCTACGGAAAAGCCAAGAGAACCAGCAACTGGAGCAGCGTACTTAAAGGTTTCGCCCATCATGCTCACATTGGTGTTGGCGTTGGAACTCGCCGCTGCCAGAACATCAGCAAAATGAGCACTGTCGGCAGCAGTTAAACCAAAAGCGGTCAGTGCATCTGTCACAATATCAGAGGTTGTCGCTAAGTCTTCACCAGATGCCGCCGCAAGGTTCATAATGCCTTCGATACCGGAGAGCATATCCTCTGTTTTCCACCCTGCCATTGCCATGTAATTCATAGCCTCGGCGGCTTCACTTGCGGAGAATTTCGTCTGAGAACCCATTTCACGTGCTTTTGCACGGAGAGCTTCCAGATCGTCACCAGTCGCACCGGATACAGCGGCAACCTTGCTCATGGCAGCATCGAAGTCTGCTCCAGTCTTGACAGCAGCAGTTCCCAGTGCAGTAATTCCGGCAGTCACAGGAAGCAGCTTTTCACCTGCACCAGAGATTTTATCACCAACATTCTGCATTACTTCACCGGCTGCACCGATTTTCGAAAATGCTGTGTTGGTTTTATCCGCTTCTGTTTGCAGATTCCGCAGTTCCTGTTCTGTTTCAATGATTTCACGCTGGAGAGCATCGTATTGTTCCTGCGATATTTCTCCATTTGCAAGAGCAGTATTTGCCTGTTCTGCCGCAGTTTTGAGGGTTTCCAGTTTTTCTTTTGTGGAGGAAACCGCATCGGCTAACAGCTTCTGCTTCTGGGAGAGCAGTTCAGTATTGGACGGGTCAAGCTTCAGCAGCTTTTCCACGTCCCTCAGCTGTGTCTGGGTAGTGCGGATGTTTTTGTTGACGCTTTCCAGTGCTTTGGAAAGCTTGGTGGTGTCTCCGTTAATCTCGACTGTGATGCCTTTGATTCTGTTTGCCATGCGACTTTACCTCCTCTGTGAGGGCATGAAAAAAGAGCCTGGTTTGGCTCTTGAATGTATATAAAAAACACCGCCGGAGCGATGCTTTTTATAATGATAAAATTGTTTATTCTTCGTCCTTAAAAAGAACATGCATATAATCGCTTTTACCATATAGGACTCTGTCGATGTATACATCAGTTCTGTTTGTGCGATAAAATGCCATATAGTTTCCGTGGATGACATAACGATAGCCGCTGTTCAGTCCAGAAAGAAAATAAAGCGGCGTACCCATTTCAGGTTGCTCTGCCAGCATATCCACAGCATTCATGATACCATCAATCGTATTCTGTGCAGCAATAGGATTGCAAAGGCTCTGAGAAATATATGTCCAGATTTCATCAAGGTCATTCAGTGCAATCGGGGAATAATGTATCTCAGCCATTTGCTTTTCTCCTGAAATGCTCCCTTACATCATCGGATGATAGCCATCCCTGTTCTTCACCGGCTTTTCTGCCTTTTTCCAGCTCGCACATCAGATGAAGGGCAGCCTTTGTCTTTTCATATTCTTCCTGTTCAGCGATATCAACAATTGCATAGCAACCTCTGCCGTTTTTCGTCAGATAAACAGGTGCGCCGAAAGCAACATCCTGTAAAACAGCGGAATAGTTTCTCAAATCGGAAATCGGTTTAATCGTCGGCATAGAAACACGCCCTTTCTTTTAGGTTACTTCTATTATAACCGATTTTTACGCAAAAGTCAACATCAAGTTTTAATGCGAATTTCACTTAAAATTGATCGAAGTCAGACTGCTGTGCCTTATAATCATACTTCACATCATCATTCTCCCGTTCGGTAAACATATCATTCACGATTCCGATAGTGAGCATATCCAATTCACTAAGAGATAGTCCCAACTGCACACACCGCAGCAGAAAAAGCGGTGTTGTCATTTCTCTGTCAGTCGGGCGATGTTTTTTTTAGACTCCGCCTGCGTCTCCACGTTGAGTCCCCACAGTTCAATGAGCTGCGGCAGCACCTCGTAAATGGAGAATGTGTTGAACGCTTCGAGCCACTCGTCCGGATTGTCCGGGGCGTTCTCCGGATCAGCGTGTTTCGCCATAATATAGGCGATATTCTCAAAGACCTCCAAACTTTCAATGTCCAGACCAGAGCTATCCGCATCGCCCTCGGATACAGATTTCTGCAGTGCAGCAAAATCCTTGTAAATGTCTCTTCCGAATTTCAAACGATAAAGGCGAGGTACAGCAGCACTTGCCTTAAACGGTACTTCTATCCCGTCCACCAGAATATTTTTCTTGATTGCCATGGAATCACCCCTTACGATTTAGTTGTTGTCGTGGTCTTCACAGATGTATCTGGATTATACGGCATTTTGTACCAGTTGTTGTAGGTAGTTTCGTCTGTTTCTTCACAGGTTTTCGCCTTCACCAAGCCTGTCGGAAGTGCCGTTGCTGTGAGAGACAGTGTTTCTGTTTTAACCTCAGTAGAATCTTCCGTTGTCTGCCCTTCTGTTGCAGGACGGCTTGCAGAACAACAGTAGAGGACGTGACGAATCTTGTGCTTGTCACCGGAGAACTCAAACATCAGCGCAAACTGCGCAGGCTCAGCGTCATTTCTCTCTACCAGCACACCGTTATTGTCCAGAATCTCTCCCAGAATTTCAGTCGCAAATTCTGTGGTAACAAGCGCCACTTCGAGATCACCCTCATAACCGGAATTGTTATTGATGACGTAATAAACCCCATTGTCGGCATAGAAATTTTCGCTGCCGCCGTTGGCATCAATAGACAATGAAACTGCACCAGGAAGGCTTACGGATTCGCCATATGCCGGTACCGTCTTGTTTCCATCAGAATCTTCGCCCCATTGGATAATCTTTGCCCAGTGCACATTGGACAAGCCAAATTTCACCTTGTTTCTTTTCTTTGCCATAAATCAAACCTCCGTTTCGTAAAGTACTTCATAGAGCTTTTCTGACTCAATCCATACCTCAGATTTGTTGTAAAAAATATGATGCTGTCTTAAAATATCCTCCACGCGCTCTTCCGTTTCCGGGGATTTTTCATCGGTGTACAATTCGATATTCAGCATCTTAAAACTGTGATACATCAGATTATCTGCACCAAATGTATGCTCTCCCGGAGAAAGAAAAAGCAGAAACGGA